TTTTGGGCACCGGTCGCAGAAAGGTTGCCAACAGGACGCAATCCAAAGGGCTTATTGACGTTTGCCATTTGTAAGCTCCAAAGATTGATTAGCCAGATTACTCCGGCTTACGGAAAGTGGTGCGCGAACTCCGCTCGGGGCTCTGAATCCGCATTGACGAGTGCGCGTTCTCACGCAACAGCTCGTTATCTACCGCAGTCAACTGATCCCGCGCCTTCTTCGCAAAGTAGGCATTGCGCTCTTCGACAGTTTCCACAGGAATGCGGGCAAGCATCAGACCGCCCACCGAGACAACGCCTGCGTGCTTACCATCTTCAATGGTAGGCAGCATGCCCTGGTATTCCTCGGGGAGTTCCTCCAAACGAACGAGCTCATAGCCCTCGCGGAGGCGGCCATAGATGTTTTGCCGGTCATCAAACCCGTTGACTTCTGCTCGAATCCAGCGATGTTGAAAGCCTTCAGGGGCAGGGGGAGCGTCAAGACGTGAAGGTGGTGTCCAAGGGCGGCGACGCGACTCTTTTTCGCGAGAAGCACGAGAGCTGCGGTCGAGGGTAAGTTTGGTTTCGCTCATTTGATCACTCCTTTACGTACTTGGCATATTCCTCAAGAGGAACATTCAGCTTCTTAGCAATAGCAACTTGGCTCGGGGATAGCCGAACAGTACGGCGCGCACTATTGATTCCGGAACTCCGGGTAGCAGGGGCAACAGCTGGCGCGGGACGCTGTTGTCTGTTGGTTTGTTGCGGACTTTCATCCGTAAACCGCTTCGGAAACTCCTCCCGAAGGCGGCGGTCCAATTCAGTATAGTATTCGTCGCTGTTGGGGTCAAACCCCTCGCTTTCCACGAGAGTTTGGTGGATGCCCCAGGCTCCGTAGGTCAGCACACGATCCTGGCCAAACCAGGTATTACGGGCGGCCCACTCCTCCGCACGGGGAGAAGGCGCAGGAGGCGCTGCCTGTGCGCGAGCAACCTGCGGAGCCTGCTGTGGAGCAGGCTGCGGTTGGCGCAACTGCTGCTCTTGCGTCTGAATCCATCCCGAAACCTGCCGCTGCTCCATCACCAGCTCAGAAAGCCGCTGATTGGCGTCAGTCTCAGTGTCAATGTCGCCCTCTTCGCGGGCTTTCTTGATGATGGCTTTGAGCGTAGCCTGCTGCGTGTCCAAACGAGTCTTGGCCTCGTTCAAACGGCTGTAGTCCGTGTGGACCAGCTTCTGTTGGAGCTCCTGCGCTTGGTTCTGCAACCCGCGGGCGTACTCCAAGGCAGCCTGCTCGCGGCGCTCGGACTCCCGCATGCGGGCAGTCAGCTTGGCAATGCGCTTTTGCACCGCGTCACTGACATGATCCAGCTCTTCGCGCTCTGCCTGGGTGGCAGAAGTCGAGGTAAGCGCCGAATTGGATGTCTCCATCGGCGCCTTGGACGAATCGCTAGGCTCGTCCAGGGTGATCTCGGCCGGTTTCTCGTCCGCGCCGATGTCAAATTCAAGTTGGGTGTCGGGAACAGTATTTGCCATGGGCTACCTCACAGGTGAAGAATGTCTTCGGGGTCTTGAATGCGCGCCAAGATCTCGTCATCGTTCAAGATTCGGATCTCGCCGCCATCAATGTTCAGCCTGGCACCGGCGTAACGGCCAAAAATGACCCAGTCGCCCTTCTGGCACCACGCTCCATTCGGAAATTTGGCTTCATCCTTGTACGCAAGGTCGCCAACCGACAAAACATACCCGCAGACCGTCGCCACTTGCTCGCGCTGCCGAGTTTGATCGGCCAGGACGATGCCGCCCTTGCTTTTTTCAGCGCCGCGGTACGGCAGAATGACAATTCGCCAGCCTGTTGGCTTAGGAATGCGGTCTAAAACCGATTCCTCCAGCTTTTCCACGCTCAGACTCCCGTCTGACGTGTAAGCATCGTCCAAAACTGGCTCATGGGCCTCTTTCTCTTCGGCCCATTTCTTTTCCAAAGCAGTCATTTCCATTAAAAGGTCCTTTTGTTAGTCTTCGGCCCCGCGTAAAAGAGAGTGAATCACTTCTTCTACGAATTTGTAGCCTTCTAACCGACCCATCAGGAACTTGTACTGCTCCATGTCGCGAACACCGCCCGTAAGAATCATCATGTGCGTGTCTTCACGCAACCGACGAATCTCATGCAACAGTGTTTCAGTGAATTCCAGCATGGATATCCCCATGAAGCAGACAGATAGGCCCCTGTCCGAAGGCTGCGGTGCATATTAGCACCAAACTCACGCCAGTTTCACCTTATTGAAGGCGTCTTTTCGATATACATACGACACTTTTGGCTTGTCAGTCGGGTTTTTGACTGTTTTAGGCCCCTCTTTGGGCGCCTTGGGTGCCAATTTGGCGGGCTTTTTGCGCATCTTGTGCTCCTTTTTGGGCTAATTTCGCTTGATCGATGGCCACGTCGTTGGCTTCTTTCTGCTGATCGAAGGCCAACCGCTGCTGATCCATTGCAATCCGGGCTTGATCGCGCTGTCCGGCCTGGGCGATCTCCTGCTTCTTGAGCTCCACCAGCGGATCGCTCTGGTCGCCTGCCAGCTGCGACTGCAATTGCTTGACTTCCTGGAAGTACTGGGCCACTTTCAGGGCCACCATCGCCTCGCGCTGCAGCGCCGACACCAGTTTTTCAGGGTCCGTGCCGTACTGCTGGAACAACTCGGCCTCCACGGCCTCTTCCGCTTTCAAGCGGATGTGGTCAAACACGTGCTTTTGCAGCGTCATCGCCACCTGTGGCACAGACGCAACAATCGGCGACATGCCAAACAGCAGGTGCGTCATGATGTGCGCGTCGTGCTGCTGGCCAGCAAAGGCCTTGAGCGGCGATCCGTCCAGCGCCTGTGAGTTCTCACTGGCCGGATCCTTGGGCTTGTCCACATTCTGCGTGTTCAGGATCTGGTCGATATCCCGCACGCCGATGGCCTCGTACATCCGGCGGTACGCCTCGTACATGTTGTGCATCTGCGGCGCGCTCTGCGCAAGCTGCAGCTGCGTCTGCGCCATGGTGATGCGCTGCGCCACCGAGAAAATGTTGGGGTCCGACACCGGCAGCACGTCAATCCGGTCGTCGAAGTCCCGCGCCTTGATGAAGCGGCTCTCGCCAGGCACGTCGTACGGGTACTGCGGCGGCAAGTACTCCGCAAAGCCCTGCGCCAAGAGCTGGAACTCCAGCTTCTGCGCATAGTGCAGGCGCTTGTGGATGGCCGACATGACGGCCGAGCCCTTCTCCAGCAACGCAATCGTCGTGCCCACAGCAGCGTTCTGATTGCTGTCGCCCACCTGCATGTCCGTGATGCTCGACAGACGCCGGCCGGCATCCACACAGAAGCCCAGCAGCGCGAACAGCGTCTGGCTCGGCTCCTTGTACGGCAGCGGCAGCAACGACGCATTGATCTCCGCGCCGCCCGTATCAATGTCCCGGAACTCACCAGGCTGCAGCGGCATGTCGTCGTTCATGATCCGCGCGCCCTTGGCCTTGAAGCCCGCTGGCAGGTTCGCCAGCGTGCCCGCGTCGATCAACTGCTGCAGCGCAGCCGACGAGGTCTTGCTCAAGCCACCGACCAGATGCAGGAAGCCCAAGCCATACGCACCGGGGCCCTGGACCAGCAGGTAATGCACGTAGTACTGCTTGCGACGATAAAGCTCGTCGCCCTGCTTCCAGTTGCGGCGGATGCCCACCACGTGATTCGTGACCTCATCGATGGTCACGATGTACGGCAGCTTGATGCCCGTGGCCTCGCCGTCTTCCTTGTGCTCGAAGCCCGGCAGGTCATAGTCAACCTGGAACTCCAACAGCACGATCTCTTCATCGTCGCCCCCCGTGGGCACGATGCCCACCACGCGGTCCTGTTCCTTCTGGATCACGTTCTGGCTTGTCTCAGCCACGGCCTGCGCCTGGGCGGTGTCCAAGTACTGGCCGCGGACCACGGCGCGCCGGTAGGCATTCACGGGCATCGTCACGCGGTGCGTGATCCGCGCGCATTCGCTCATGACGCTTGAACCGTTGTACGGGATGTACAGATCCTCCGGCAGGATCAAGGCGCTCGTCATGCGGCCCTTGTCCTCGCAGTAGTACACCTTGCGGAAGGCCGAGCCGCCATAGCCCACGTAGAACAGCAACTGGTCGAAGTCCGGCGTGTACTCCTCCATCACCGTGGTGATCTGGTAATTCATGAAGTCACGCACGCGCTCGGCCTGCATCAACTTCTCGCGCGTCTCCTTGCCCAGGACCTGCGTGCGCACAGGGCCGCCCGCGGGCATGAGCTCCTTCAGCGCCTGCGCCTGGAACTGCACCACGCTCTCGGTCAGCAAGGGATGCTGAACGGGGCACGCGCCCTTGAACGGCTTGGTGCGCTCCTCGAACGAGAAGCCCAGCAGCTTCAGGCCCTTGCCGTACTGGTCTTCCCACTGCTTGCGCGAAGACTTGTCTGCCTCGAACAGCGCCATCAGCTCCGCGGACATGCTCTGCAAGACTGACGGATCGACGACCTCAGCAAGGTTGCTGTCGAAGGGGACCTTGTCGTCCTCCTCCGGTCCGATGCCGACCACCACCTCGCCCGTCTTGGCGTCAAACTCGACGCTGATGTCAGGCAGGTTCTCTTCTACCTCGATGGCCACATCGCCCGCAGGCAGGTCGTCAATCGTGACGTTCTTTTCAATAGGCATGTTCTATCCTTACTTTATACGCCACCCAGGTCCCGGAGCTCTTCCAGGTGCCTTTGCGTGTTGCTGCGAGTTCGCTCGTATTGCAACTGCGCCTTGTAGTGTTGCAGGCCCGACGTCAAGTACTTGTCGTCCTCTTCAATGCTTGTGGGCTTGAGCACGTCCTTGAAGAACTGCTGCACCGCACTGCCGTACTTGCCCGGGTCCGTGTTCCCCGTTGCGCGGCCCTGTCCCTTGACCTGCGTCACGACCGGCGAGAACTCATCGTCCATCCGCACCTCCACCGTCGTCACAGGGCGGTTGCGGTTGTCGCGCAGCGTGTAGATCTGCATCTTGCCGTCCTTGAAGGCCTGGCGCTTTTGGGACGAATACGTCGGGCCGCCCAGCTCATAGCCGCCCACCGAGTGGCCAAGGTAGGCGCCTTCGGGCACCGTGGCCTTGGACTCCTCGATGCGCTTCCAAGCGTATCCGGCCAGCGGGCCTTCTTGGATCTGCAACAGCGGCGCACTTACGCCTTCGGTAAAGAACCGCTCGTTGACCCGTTTGCCCGCCTTGATGTCCGCGATCAGCGTTTCCAGCTCAAACTTCTTGAGCCGGAACTTGGCAGAGTCCTTGACGACGTCCTCAAACCGCGTCTTACCAATCTCCTTGGGCGTGAGCGTCGCCAAGTACTCGTTGATGTACTGCGGCGTGAGAATGTCTTCCAGCGGTTTTTGCAACTTGATGTCAAAGATGGGCTCGCCCGTCTCAATTGCCCGACGCAATGTTTCTGAAACAGGCTGCCTTCCCCCTTTGGGCACCGGACCCACAAACGTAGATGCCTGCAGCAGTTGGGCAGGCACAGTCGTGTCATACGCAGTTGAAAGCAATTTGCCCGTTTCAGGCTGCGTGGTCAGCATGTTTACGGTAGGGATGTTTACCAGCTCCGGTCGCACCCCCGCCTCAATCAGCTTGTCTTCTAGTACTGTCTTGGCCTGGGCCGCCCGGGCATGGCCCGCAGGAGTCATCCAATTTCGCCCAGGCTCCAATATCCCTGGGTCAGTGAACATCATCGGCCTGATGCCCGTCATCTCGTCATACTTGCGGGTCAAGTCCTCGGTCGCTTCCGGGTACTTCGGGAAGAACCGCTCCTCGCCCGTCACAGGGTTGACCTTCGTCTTGCCCTGCTTGGTCTGCTCAATAGCGTACTTGCGGAAGTCTTTCTCCAGCGCCGGCGTCGTAATGTTGCCCTGCAGGATCTGCTTGAGGATAGGGTCGTCCGGAGTCCCGAACTGCCGCGTGATGTAGTTCGTGGCCTTGGTCTGCCAGAAGTTTTGGATGGCATCTAGCTTTTCCGGGTCCACCGGACCCGACGGACCATTCAAGCCTGTGGCCACCCACGCCTCCATGTTGCTGAGCAAATCGCGCCCCATGGACCTGTGCCCAGACACGCCTTCGCCCATCGCCGACACGCCGCCACCGGGCGGGCGCACAGCGTACAAAGGGGCTGCCGCCGGAGCTACCCTCTGAATAGCCCGCTCCACGGTCCGCGCTACAGTGGGGTCACTCGCCGCCGCCTGCGCAAGCATCTTAGCTGCTTCCCCCGTCTTCTCCACACCACGGGCCGCGGTCCGCGTCGCACCAGCCGGGTTCACAAGATTGCTGGCAATGTCGCCGGCCGTGTAGAACGCCCTAAGCGTCGGGTCCGTCGGCTCCGGGAACGCCAACCCCGCTTGACGCGACTTTTCCTTCAGCCAGTCACTGCCGCCTACAGGCCTCTCGACGTTGTACCCCAGCGGCCGCATCAGCATCGCCGCCACGTCCACAGGGAATCCCACGACGTTCTGCGGCAGCAAGGTCGCTCCCTTGGCCGCCTCCTTCTGGGCCTCCCCAGACTGCAACGCCCGCGTCACCGCCCCAGCCTTGCGCCCCTTGCCCGAACTGGGCACTACGCCAAAGGCCGCCTTGCTCGCCCGCTCCAGCTCCTCAGCCGTGGGCTCCATCTCGGCCAACATCTCCCTGGCCGACTTTTCAGCCTTTTCTGACTTGGCCTCGCCGCCCTCGTTGAACTGGGCCGCGGGCCGCGCTCCACTGAGCATCTCGTTGATCCGACGGTAGTCAGCATCCGACCGCGCCATCCCAATCAACCGAGTGATCTCCTCACTCTCGCCCACCAACCCGCCACTGGCCATCATCACCGGCTCCATCGCCGTGGGCTCCACCTGCGGCGCCTGCGCAAACAACTGCAGCGCCGCCTCCCGCTCCATCTCCGGCAACGTCAACGGCGGACCAGGCACAAACTCCTTCTTCGGCACAGGAGCAGGCCTCTTGCCTACATCCCCAAACCTCTCCTGCCACCGACCACGCACCTGGCCAGCAGTCAAACCCCTCAGCTCCGGGTTAGAACGCATCGCGACCCGGGAGTAAATCCTGTCCACCGGCGTCTCGTCCGCAGCAGACAAAACATCCACACTCCTCTTGGGCCCAGAGAAATGCGCCGCATACAACTCAAACGGCTCAGGCTCCCGCCCAAGCCTATTCTTCAAATAATCGCGCGCCTCGGCCAAGGACCGCACCCCGTACTCAATATCCTCCTCAACCGACAAAACCTTCTTCGGCGGCAACCCCAACTCACGCCGACGCGCATCTGTCAATTGAAATAAACCCGTAGCCGTCGAGCGACGATTCCTCGCCGACGGACGCAAACTGCTCTCCAACTCCGCTACACGAATAACAACCTGCGGATCAAGCTCCGCGGCCCGGGCACGCTGCTCAATCATCTCAAGCAAACGCTCCCGCTTGTATTCCTGCTTCGCAGCTTTAGTGGCCATCAGTAGTACTCAACAGGTCCCAAGGCTCGCGGCTCGCGGTCGTCCTCTTCGTCAGTGTGCAGGCGAACAAAGTTGCCTTGACGAAACCGCATCATCGCCTGCGTCGTAGAGTCAACCATATCATCGTTGTCGCCATTTGGGAATGCCGCACACTCCTCAATTAACTCCTGTGCCCATTCGAGGTCCGGGGCCCAGACCATCCCCGACTCAAACATCGGCGCCACAGAGTTCGCCCGGCTGATCTTGTCCGTCCCCGTCTTGCGGCCACCCGGCGAGTACATCGTCACAGGAATCCCCATCCGACGCATCTCCTGCTGGAGGACCGTGCCCGTGGCCTTCGCCTCAATCAGCACGTTGTCAGGATTCCACTGCCGGTACTCCTCCTTGGCAATGCGCTTGAGCTCCGGGAAATCCCACCGCCCACGCTTGACCCCCAACAGGATGATGTTGGGCCCCGAGTCAGAGTCCGGGTAAAAGACGCCCCAGGTCGTGATCACAGAGTAGTCCGCCGTCTCCTTCTTGGAGTACGCCGTGTCGTACGACTGGATCAAGTACTCACAGGGCGGCGGATCGTCGTACTTCCAAATGCGCCACCACTCGCGCTTGAGGATCGCGCCCTCGTCGTTGGTCGGCTGCTGCTGGTACATCGCGTTCCACTTCTGGACCGACAACGACGCCTTGACAGCATTCAACTCCTCGATCTTCCAGAACCCGGGCCACAAAGGCTTGCCCGAGGGCAGGATGGCGGGGAACTCAATGATCTCCCACTGGTCCGCCTTCGGACTGCTCTGCTGCTTGAGCAGGCGAGCCGTCAGATCCTTCGTGCCCCAGCGGGTCATCACAATGATCACCGAGCCGCCAGGCTGCAGACGAGAGCGAGGGCCAGAGGTGTACCACTCCCAGGCGTTTTCTAGCGCCAGCTCCGACAAAGCATCCTGCTCGGAATGCGGGTCGTCGATGATCAAAAGGTTTGCGCCACGCCCGGTCATCGCGCCGCCGACACCGACCGCGAAGTATTCGCCGCCCTTGTTGGTATCCCAGCGACCGGCCGCCTTACTGTCGGCCTGCAACGACACGTCAGGGAATAACTCCTTGTAGCGGTCCATATCCATGAGGTTACGGACCTTGCGGCCGAATCTCACGGCCAGCTCGCCGGTGTGCGTGGCCTCAATAATCTTCGTGTCTGGCTTGTGCCCCATCACGAACGCGGGCAGTAAGTACGAAGCAAACTCGGACTTCGTGTGCCGCGGGGGCATGTTGATGATCAGCCGCTTAAGCGTCCCATTAACCACCCGGTCAAACGCACTGGCCATCTTCTCGTGGTGGGCCCCGATTAACGCCTCGGGCCAGACGTAGCGGACGAAATCGAGGAACTTGTCCCTCGCGCTGTCCTGGGCGCTGAGCTGCGCCAGGCGGTACTCAAGCTTCAGGCGTTCTTCTTCGATATGTTCAGGGGTCATGCGCAGGCCGATTGCGTTTGAAATTTGCAAAAATTTTTGCGGCTTTGCGATTGTGAAACAAAGGGGGCCTTTTGTGGACCCCCCTGGTCAAAACTGTTTGGCTGCTCTTTGACAGAGCAAAACCGGGCCGAAGCCAGCGCCAGCCGGGCAAGGGGGCGTTTTGTGGCCCCCCCCCCCAGTTAGTGCCCACTTACGCGCCAGGCCGCGCGGGCCGTGGCTCGCGGCGCCTGGTCGGCGGCCGGCGCCCAGCGCCCAGCTGCGCACCTGGTTTGCATCCACATACAAACACCAGGCGCCGTGTTTGTATCCACATACAAACACCGGCACCAGCTGGCGCACCAGCTCCACCAGGCCGCCGGCACCAGCTGGCGCACCAGGCCGGCCAGGGCCGCGCAGCTCCACCAGGTCGCACCTGGTCGCGATTAACTGCACCTGGTCGGCCAGGCCGGCGCGGTAATAACTGCACCTGGTCGAATAACTGCAGCTCGAATAACTGCACCAGGTGGAAATAACTGCAGCTGCAATAACTGCGCACCAGGCGGCCAGGCACGCGGCCCGCGCAGCTCCGACCAGGTCGGCCAGGCACCAGCACCAGGCGCGCGCAGCTGATACCTGGCGCAGTGATTAAGGGTTAATCGGCCGCGGCCCGCGGCCTGGCTCAAACCGACCAGGCCGGTGCTGGGGTTTCCAGCTCCACCAGGCGCGCAACTCCACCAGGCCGGCGGCCATTCGAGAAACCAGGTGCCAGGCGGCCAGGTCGCGCGAAATTTCCGATACGCAGAAAAGAAAAAACCCGGCACCTGGCCGGGTTTGAAGGGTGAAACTATTTCCGGCGCCGGCGCCTGGTAGCGCGCCTGGCGGCCGGTGCAACAGCTGGCGCACGGGGTTTCCACCAGGCGGCCAGGCGTGCCAGGAAAAACAACATCATGCGGCGGCCTTTCCGATATCGCCCACTACATGGTGCCGCAGCAGGGAACCAGGCGGGAGCTGGCGCGCGAACTCCACTGCGGCGGCCGCATCATCAGGCCGGCCGGTCGCGCTGGTGCTATTCCACTGCATGCGCACGGGCCCGCCGGCACCGTAGCATCCACCGGGCTCATCAGCTCCGACCAGGCGGGCGCCGGAACCATGCGCCACAAAAACGATTACGTAGTCGCGGTCGGCCCTGGCGCACAAAGGCCGACCAGCGCCGCACCTGGCACAGTCGAAATCGTCGGATAGCTGAGCTGGGCACTGCACAAAATCGACCCCTTGCACGCGGTAAGGCCAAACAGTGCCGGCCGGCGCGGCCACTGTTGCGGGCCGGCCAGCTCGCACGGCCGCCAACGCCTGGTCGATTGAGTCGCAGCTGGCGTTTATCACGGTTTCACCCGGCGCCGGTACCGGCAGCAGCTCGGCCGGAAAATGCGAGTACGTCCAGGCCTGGCCATCACGCGGCACTGCCTGGCGCAGTGCGGCCAGGTAGTCCAGGTCGATCAAGTCGGCCGCATGGTCGCCAGCTGGGTTCAATGCGCAGCTACGCGGGCAGGTGCCGAACGGGCTATGCGCGCCGGCGCGGTAAGTTACCGCTATCGGGCCGGTTTTGCTGTTGCTGCTGGTGCGAACGGTTTTTAGCATGATGCGCCCCCAGTGGTTTCGGCCAGGCGGGCGTGCAACAGGTCAGCCAGGCGCACTGCGTTAGCGGCCAGGTGCGCCAGGTCAACGCGGGCAGCTTCCGGGTTCGCGGCCAGGCCGGCCAGGATATGCGTGGCGGCGTACTCGCGCCGGGTCATGATGCTATACACCGCGTCCGCATCGGTTGGCTCAGCTGGGATAGCTACAGGTTCGATTGTCATCTCAGGCCTTTCTAACTTTCTGCGCCGGCACTGCGCCGGCGGGCTCGATTGTGTCCCAGGTGCTGCAATTACTGCAAGCCCTTCGCGCATGAAAAAACCCGGCACGCGGCCGGGCTGGTGAGCTGGCGCAGCTGGCGCCGGGTTAGCGCATGGCGACCAGGCCAGGCACTGGCGCGCGCCTGAGTCGCTGCGTCAGCTGGCGCCGGTGCAGCTCAGTGGCCGCGTCGTTTACCTGGTCTAGATATTTGCACTCGGCCGCGTGGTCAACCTGGCGCATGGCACGGGCCGCCTCTGCAGCGTCCCGCATGATATAGCGCAGCTCCGCATCTGTTTTATGTTTGTAGTTGTTCATTCGGCCAGCTCCAGGATATCGCCAGCGGTGGTTTCCAGCTCCACCCGTTCGGCCGTCCAGGGAATCGACCGGGCATATGCGGTCGCGCCGGTTACCGCGTCCCAAAGGGTTTCGATAGGCCGGCCTTCATCCATAACATGGGCGTGTTCGATGCGCTGCGCAACACGCGGCCCAAACCGTTTGGACAGGAATTCTCCGACCTTGTCGATTTTCGATCGCTGCGCAGTGGCCAGCACCTGGCCAACATTCCCGGCCGAGCTGTTAGCGTAGGCCAGCAGGGCCGGCGCGGCTTCCTCTAGGAATCGATCCGGCGCGCTGGCAGTGTGACGGATGCGGATTTCCTCCAGCTCATGCGCACCCCATACGATCCGGTTCGCGCACACAAAGTCAAACAGGAAAGTTTTCACGTACAGGGTGCCGCCGCCGGTTTCACTGTTGGATACAAAGAACCCGCGCGCCAGGGTGCCGGCCTGGCCATTGCGCCTGTTCGGCAGTTCGATCCGGTTCTGTTCGTCGGCCAGGAAAATGAACATGTCCCGGTCGCCCGCATACAGTGTGGTGTTCTGTTTGTCCACCTCGACCTGGCGGCCAAACACGCCAGGCACGCGGAAGTCACCAGTGCGGCCGTCCCCAAATCGATCCATCAGGGCATGCACGACATCGATGTTCCAAATGCGGCCATAGCGCGGGCCGGTCATAGCGCGCATGGTCGATTCCCCATTACGGGTCAGCAGCACGCCTACATCCTGCGCGTCCCGCTCGACCTGGAACCCATAGTTGAGGCAGTCGGCCGCCAGCGGCGCCGGAAGGTCGCGAAGGTAGCCGGCCGGTGCGCCGACCAGGTTGGCAGCCTGGCCAAAGGCCCAGTGGCTGGGCGCATATCCGTTTCCGTTCGGGCCTTCGATCAAGATGCCCTGGTTATCGTCGGTCGGCACCGCGCGCAGCTGACGCGAGCTGACAACGGCCGCGCGACTGATGGCGCGCTGGGCCTGCAGCATGGCGGCCATCTCCGGCAGTGAAGTGAAGCGCTCTTCTTCGGGACGGGTTGCCCACTGGCGACTGGCTTGCATGAGGGTTGACATAGCTTTCTACCTTTCTGAAGTTGAAGTGCCCGGCAGCCCTCCGGCCGCCGGTGCAGCGATTGTGTCTGACTTACTTTGGAATTGCAACAGGTTCCGCAGCTGACGCCTGATGCGGAACAAACACGCGCAGCCCATCGATGGCCAGGCCCGCGAACGCACCCGCCCGGTCGGCCACTGGCACCATGCCCCCGTAGCTTTCCGGGTACATCAGCTCGAACGCGGCCGAGTGCGCACTGTCGTAGTCCGGGAACACCAGGCCGCCAGCGTCTCGCGCTTTCTGCAGTTGCTTTGGGTTATCCACCCAGCGCAGCTCCAGGCCGCCGATAAATTGTGGGTTGTTTGCATACCCCCAGCCCGAGTGTTGCACCAGGACATATTGACCGAGTTTGCTCATGCCTTTACCTCCACCTGGTGCGCAGCTTCCTCCGCATACCCCCGGAACAGGCCTTCAAAGGCCCGCAGCAGTTTCATGCGGTTGCCCGCATCAGCTGCGAAGAACGCCCGGGCCAGCGCGGAGGCAAACCCTCCACCGATTTGGTTCATTAGGTGTACCCCCTGCACGGTGTAGCTGCTGTTGATGATGCCGGAGCTGGCCAGCGCATCCTCGCGCACCCAGGCCGCGTCCAGCACGCTGGGAAAGTACTCCGACCCCTGCACATAAATGCGGCCGGTGCTGCTGGGTTTATGCGGCGGCCGACCGCCGGTTACCTGGTGCTGTTCGTTGCGGCTAGTGCGACGCGTATCGCCCAACTGCACCGGCCAGCCAGTGGCCTGGTCGATCAGGATCCACCCATCTTCTTTGATTCCGTTCATTCGTCGCCCTCCCCATCCTGCAGTGCATCGATAACGTCCCAGCCCAGCTCTACCGACCGATCTTCCACCCGGCGCGCAGATGCGGTGCCTAGTTCGTCCGGTGTCCACACAATAACGGCATACCCTTCCTGCCGCAGCTGAGCGATAGCGTTCATAAATTCAGGTTTCATGTCGCCCCCAAGTTGAAGTAAATGATGCCGTCAAATGCTTGAGGAACCACCCAAGTATCCTTCCCGGCCTGGAGCGCAGCTTCCCCTGCCGCCTCCGCCTCTGCAAGGGAATCGTGGGTGGTGATTTGGTCGATTGCCTGAAAGGTGATAAAGCCTGTGCCCCCTTCCTCCCAGGTTGCAGCGTCTCCCACGATCAAGGTGTAGCGTCTCATGCTGCCCCCTCAATCAAAGCGAAGGCTAACGCTGGCGTTGTTCAGCAGCCGGCGCATCCGTTCTTCCAGGTAGCCGGAGTTCTTAAGCTCTTCGGCCAGCTCTTCAGTGTCGAGTTCTTCCGTGACCTTTTCCACAATGTTATCGACGTCGAGTTCGTCCAGCACCTTATCGGCCAGGTCGGAGATGTCCAGCTCGCCGGCCACTGCCTCGGCCAGGCTGGAGGTATCCAGCTGCTCGGCCACTGCCTCCGCATCGACCTTGCTGGCCAGCTTTTCATAGTCCAGCTGCTCGGCCACTGCGTCCGTATCGACCAGCACGGCCATCTTGCGTGCGAACTCGTCAGACATCACGATATCCTGCACGGCAATGTGAATGCGGTCGGCCATCTGCGTGTCGCGCAGCAGTGCGTCCAGGTTGGGAGTCTGCTGGTCGGCCAGCTGCTGCACCAATGCAAAGTCCTGCACCTGGCCCGCTGCCAAGCTCTCAACGCGCAAGGCCAGCTCATTGATGCGTTGCTGCAGTGGGCGCACCACTGTCTCTTCTACTGCGTCGGCCAAGGCCTTCGCAACAACTGCGCTCATGTCGATCATTTGCTTTCTCACTTTCTGTGTTGGGCGCCTAGACCATCCGGGCGCCTGGTTGCGATTGTGGCCTGGCTGGCCAGGCAGTGTCAACAGCTCTCGGCCGGCAGCTCCGACTCCACAAACATCACTCGCTCGTTAGTGCAGTAAGCCTCACCGGCATACCACTCCGGGCCCCAGGGATACGCATCCGGTGCAACCTCCACCAGGTGCTGTGCGTGCCCAGGACTGTCGGCCAGCACGATAGCTTCTTTGTAGCCGGTCTTTGTCAGCTCGAACTGAATGGTGACGCGATATCTGTTCATGCTGCCCCCTTGTCCCAGCTTTGAATTTCCCAGTCACCAATTCGCAGCGAACCCGTCTCCAGGTCGCGGGCGAAATTCTCGAAAGCTTCGGCCGTGCTGGCCGGGATGCCCGGGTATGTGCAGTTGGCGCCTTCGCCTTCCTCATCATGCTGCCAGCCCCACCACTGGTAATGGTCGCCTCCCGGTGGGACGCTGTCCCCCCATGTGCTGACGCAGCCCAGGAAAGTCTCCACCCAGCTCGACCGGCCATCCGCGTGATGCAGGATGGAATAACCGACATAGTCCTGGTTATCCTTGCGGTTTTCCTCTGCCCCTGACCAGGCAACCGAAAGCGCTTCGGCAACTGCCTCCAGCGTCCAGCTGGTGATGTCTTCCTCATGCTGGCCCGGAGTGTCGAAGTCGTCTGAGACGCTGGCCTCTACCCGGATCGTCTTGCCATCAGGCGAGGAAATGCGAGCCGACGCGATTTCCTTCTTACTGCTGTACCAGCCCGTGTCAAAAGGCTGCCGCGCCTCAAGCGCTTGCTTGAGTGCTGCCTCTTGCTCCGGGTACCAATCGCTGAGTCCCCAATGGGCGCCGTCGCCGCTGCCGAATGCTTCCAAGGTATTCATGCTGCCTCCAAATCGTCGTTGCTAACAAACACCCAGGCCTGAACCCAGGTACCAGTGGCGCCTTCGGACACTTGCGGCTCGGCATCGAATTCGATCGTGCTCGACCCATACAAACCGCGTGCGGCCTGGACGGCCGGGTGCGCAGTGGCGCCGACCTCTTTAGGCACTTCGACTTCGTCGCCCAGTTTTGAAGCCACATAGCAGCGCATGGCTGCTATGAGTGGGGTGGGGCCGGTCTGGAGGTATGAGCGACCAATGTGATACGCTGCCTGCCAATCTGCGGTTGGTTGGCAATAGGTTGGGCTGATGCGCTCACGCTCAATGATCGGGCCACCCCAGGCCCAATCTGCTGAGTACGCATACGGTGTTGAGTCCAACAGTGTGTCCTCACAATACCCGACCGCCCAGTCCAGGGCGGCCTCATTCAGAGCACTTGTCTTGATCTTCATACTTTCTCGCTTTCTAGGTTGATTGGCCCACTCACCCCAACCCGTTGAGGAACAAGTGGAGTAGCCAGTATAGGAACAAATTCCTGATGGTGCAAGCCAGCTTTGCTTTCTGCGGCTGGGGAGGATGCGGTGGGGGTCTAAGAGTTGATAGCCTAGTCCTCCTGCGGCTCATCCAGCGGGCCTTGCGCAATCTCAAAGAACACCCGCTCGACCTCTGCCAGCGTCCAGTCGTGGCACTTCATCAGGTGCCGCATGACATCCGCTCCGCTGAGGTTCTTACCATCGTAGATAAACGCCAGCTCCTGCACCGACTGCGCCTTCGTTGGCACTGAGTTGGCCAGGAAGGCCTTGCGAGCTTCGTCTGACTCCGTCACCCATAGCTGGCCATACGGGGTGTGGTACCCGCCCAGCTGAATGCGCGCGTCCTCCGGACTGATGCCCTGTGCGGCCGCGACCTCCTGCACCTGGTCTTCCGCGCCAGGGTTGCGCTTGATCACCCACAGCATCCCCTCCGGGAAGACATCCTTGGACTGAATGCCGTACTTCGTGCGCCGGTCATGCACAGAGTTCTTCAACGGCTTCGTTAGCCGCATGAGCTTGAGGTACTTTTCCATTTCTCGCTTTCTAAGTTGGTGCCAGGACTGCCCTGGCACCGCAAGTCTATCCAGGTTCAATCGACCGCGTCAAGCATATGCAGCCGCACCAGCTCCCACGGGATCTGCGTCCAGGGCCATGCTGCCAACGGGACAGTGTCAATGCCCCGCATGGACAGTTCCACTGCCTGTTCGCCGGCATACAGGCGCAGCTCAGAGTGGCTGGTGCGAGTCGCTCCTGGCGGGAAATACTGCACCAGGATGTAGGTCGGGCAGTTCATGTCGGCGTGCTTGGCATGAAAGCTCACCTGGTGCGGCGACAGAGCGACCTTGCGCCCGCGTCGCACTACCTTCAGCTCCACCATCACAAACTCGCCCGGCACCTTGAACGCTACCAGGCAGTCCGGGATGCCCAGGTTCACCCGGGATTCAATCCGGGTAATGTGGCAGGCTGGCAGGTTTTCCTTCAATCTCTGATAAAGCCCGCTTTCTGGCTTCGATGGCATCTTCGCCCTCCTTAATTGCCTGGCGAGTTATATCCCGCAGCTGCCTGCCTTCTTCCGACCAAGGATCTTCCGCATAGTCACGGGGTTTCTTTGGCGCCGGTAATTCCGGTTTCACATCCGCTGCCTGCTCAATTTCCTTGGGCGTTACGTCAATAACCCTACCTGGGTCGCCATACAGACGCTTTATTTCCTCCAGCTTGCGCATGACCTCTTCCTTACTCATGGAATCAATCGTGCCGTGCCGGATTTCCTTGCGGTCAATATAAATCGTGCCCAGTGCCTGGCCGCGGCGATATTCTGCCTGGACAGCAGCACCATATGCCCCTGCCTGCAGCGCCAGGTCACGGATATTCTGCAGATCCCGCATATGCCGTTCCATGGTCGTGCCAAACCGCTCGGCCATATCCTTGCGCAGCTCCTGAATCGCGGCAACGACATGGGGATTCTTTTCCGGGTTGGTCAGCAGCCTGGCCGACTCCTTCGCCGTCTTGGCAGGCCAGCCGGCCCGGATGGCCGCCTCGGCCATGGTCACCTGGCCATCGCCCATGACCAGCTCTTGAACGAACTTCCACTGCTTGGGCGTCAGCACCCTCTTCTTGGTGACTGTGACGGGAGTACGCAGCTTGTCCTCCAACAAGGGGCTATGCCCCCGGGGCATCTTCGGCAGCTTCGTTGCCATGTTTGCTCCTAAAAGTGGTACCTAGTAGAAACCCGCACCGTTTTTGGCCTTTTAGTAGACTTTTTTAGGGTCAATGAAAAAAAAAAAACAAAAAAATGTCCCGCGCGCGCATTTTATAAGAAATTACACCTGTAGAAGACACGTAATGTACCGTGTAGCTCTAACACGTTGATTTCATTCACTTCTTACACCATTACGTCTATTACGTCATTTTTCAAAAACTTTTCACACAAACACACTTGACCCTAAAAAAGTCTACTAAAACGGCAAAAACGCTACGGGAAAACCCTCGAAAGACCCGCGATCCGCGGTCCTCGGCCCTTTTTGCCCTCTCCACCCCCTCTGAACCTGACTCGAACCTGACAGTGCCCGGCTCCCGTCCCAACACCCCCCTCACTGCTCCATCCCCCGCCACCACACGCCTGTTCCGTTGTCGCCGTCGGCGCTGACGAACTTGGCGGCGAGGGTCGCGGGGATGACTTCGCCGGCCTCGAAGGCTTCGAGGTTACCGGCTTCCATGCCCATTTCTGGGAGGTGGGTGACGGGGCCGATGAGGGTGTAGGTCGCTCCGCCCATGGTGACGAAGTACAGCTGGACCATGGGCGGGAGCGAGGAGAGGTTCATCTTGTTAGACGATGGGGGAGGTTTTTTCCTGGAGTTCGATTTCGCGCTGGAGGTACCAGGCGGCCTTTTTGATGTCTTCCAGGTAATCCTTTTTGTAGGGTGCCCGGGAGATGTATTTCACGGCGTTGGCCAGGTGGTAATGATTATGCAGGCCTTTGGCTTCGATGAAATCGATGGTTTCAATGCCGCCTATTGTGTAGTGCGGGGGGTGGTTGACGTTGTCCACGGGCCGCGGTTCGCGGATATCGATGGATTGCACGCCGGGCAGGGAATCCAGGAGGGAGTGGATTTTGTCGATATTGACGCCGATTTCTAGGGGGCTGTCGAGGTCCTTTTCCTCTTGTTTTGCGGCCAGGCGGTCTTTGTTTTCCTTGACCAGGCGGTAGGCCATGGGCAGCGAGGCGCCGAATTTGGCGTGGATATCGCGTGCGGTGGCGTCGGGGTTTTTGGCCAGGTAGGCGCGGACTTTTTTGGAGATGGTCATTTCGGAGTTCCTTGTTGCGTGTCGGCAGTTGGGATGACGGCGATCCAATCCTCTGCCAACACGTCGTCGGAGGATGGTGCCCAGGGAAAGTGGCTCACGGCGGAGTGGAAGGTGATGCCGCTGCGGCTGGTGGGGTCGCGCAGGACGTAGGCCCCGGCCCACGTTGCGCGGGCCACGGGTTGTGAGCGTTTGAGGTAGGGCAGTGCTTCGGCGAAGCACATGCGCCCGGTTGCGGCGTCGTACATGGGGCTAGAAGTTTTCGGTGTAGAACTCGTCGAGCAGATCGGCCAGCTCACTGGCGCTGAACTCGCCGCCTTCGCCGGCGTTGAGGCCGTGCTCGACGCAGATGAGGACTTTGCCGTTGCGGGGCTCGAAGATCCGCAGATCGCCCAGGAGGATGCTGGGGCGTTGCGGGGCGATGTGGATGTTGGAAAGATTGACAACAGGGTCGTTTTTCACGGGATTTCTCCTTTCTAAGGTAGGTTTCGGCGGATTCTACGAAGAATTCTCTACTTTATGCAACTGGGGCGGTGAGGGCGTAGGTCTTGTGTAGTTTTCCTTGCACGCCGGCGTTGACGACGTGGGCGTTGACCCAGATTTTCTTGCCGCTGGGCAGGCGCCGGATGTGGCCACGGCGAAGGTGTTCGCGAGGGGAGCGGCCGGTGCCAGGCGCAAACGGGATGTCGCCGTCCACGGAGCTTGCGCCGTGTTGGGAGGGCTTGAGGGTCAGGACGCGGTATTCGTCGAAGGGAAGGGCGCCGCGTTTGAGGGCGCCTTTGTTGGCCTTGCGCACGGGCAGCGCTTCGCTGGAGACGTTGGAGCAGGACAGGGCCTCGATGAGGGAGAAGACGGCCGTGATGGCCGAGGACATGCCGGTGTAGGCGCTGATGCGCCAGTTGTCCTTGTAGATGTGTTTGGCCATGCCGCCGATGTCGAAGTGGCGCACGCTGGACTGGGAGATGGCGGGGGCGTCTTTGGGATCGACCTTGGCGGCGTCGAGGACCTCTTGGAGGAACTCGGTGTCCATCTTGGCCTCTTCCACGCCTATGCGGGGGCGGCATTCGGCGAAGAAGGGCATGAGCATCCACATTTCACCTTTGTGCTTGCTGATGAAGGTGTGGAAGTGGAAGACCAGGATGGCCTCTTTGACCTGGTAGGCCAGGACGATGTTCTTGGAGCGGTAGTCGTCGGGCTCGGTGCCGTAGAACTCCAGGGCGACCAGCGGGAAGGGCAGCCGGAAGTCGTCGGGCACGCCTTTGAAGCCGTCGTCAAAGATGATGCCGTCGTCGGGCATGAGGAATTTAACGGAGTGGGCTGCGTCCTTGAGGATGGCCTTGAGGTGCTTGGGGTACTCGGGCACCTCGACGGCCTTGGCCTGGGCCCACCAGTTGAGGTCGTCGTGGACTTGACGGAGGAAGTTCAGGGGTTGTGGGTTTGAGTTCATAGGTCCTGTCGAATTCGCGGAGCGCGGCTAACGCACAGAGTGCCTCCAGCACGCGGAGGAGTTGTTCACATGAGTGCTTCTTCAATGTCAGCCTCTGGCCACTGCTTCTTTGGGAGGTTTCTTTTGCACCAGCGGTCCAGGTCGGCTGGGTTGTATTGACGGAATGGCCAGGTCGGGTAGGGATCCGACGGGCTCAAAGAGGCGAGCTTCGGGCCCGCAGGGGCCGCGGGTGCGGTTGTCGATACAGGTGCCGATGCCCTTGCTGGCGGTGAAGGGGTTGACGGCGCAGTGCATGACCAGTGCGCCTGAGTACAGGCGAGGACGGTCGATGCTCGGTCGGTAATGTTTGCATTGCTTGCACGTTTCACGGTCTTTGTCCCAGGTGTACTTCGGCAGGGTGAACATGATCAGTCGTTGAGCTCGTCAATTTCTTTTTGGAGCCGTTTGATGCGGGCGTAGGCGCACTCGTAGTGCTCCGGGCCCCAGAACCAGCAGTTGTGGGCATGTGTGTGCTGTTGGTTGAGGTAGTCGGCAATTTCCTTGGCCAGCTCGTCTACGGCGGGTTTGACGACGCCGCTGGGCGTGTGGATCGACACGCCACGCAGGACGTCGTGGCAGCGTTTGAGCAGTTCAGTGTGTTTCATCTTCGCAGGGGGTGGTGAATTTGAAGACCTCGTCGAGGTTGGCTTTGACGTCCTCGACCTGGATGCCGTACATGCGGCAGCGGATGGCCAGGGACAGGGTCAGCGCCGTGAGGATGTCCTCCGGCGTTGTGGTCGTGTGCTCCTCACAGAACTCGTGCATGGCACCGTTAAGGTGGCGGGCTAGCTCAGCATGTTTCATTGGAACTCCTTCAGCAGTTTCAAAAATGTCGCGTTAGCGCGGCGGGTCAAGGCGCGGCGCCTGGCGCGCACACCTCGTGCTTTTTTGATCGGTGGGCGGTACATGAGGATGTCGAAGTACACGCGCGGGACGATGAGCTTGGTGGGTCGCTTCTGAATGGGCCGCATCTCAGCGGCGTCGTTGAGGAACTGCAGCGCATCGGCCAGGGTTGTATCGTCCAGGAAGGACTTGGGCTTCTGGTTTGCGTTGTGGTCGCCGCTCATTCCTGCCCCCTTGCTCTGATGGCGGCTGCTGCGTCCCATGCATGGGTGTTGGCATCTCGATTCCCAACCTCATCACACACCTTCGCACACGCCTCACGCTCGGCCTCCAACGCCCGGTTCGCCAGTTCCAGCGCATTCTTCAGTCGATGCAGTTCTGCCTCAACCTCTTTAAGTTTGTCGATGGCAGCAAATGTCTTCGCGTGGTTCATTCCTGCCCCCTTGCGCTAACAAATTCTTTGAGATGCAGCAGAGCGTGGTCGTAGCCTTCGGAAAACATGGGGTGACGCTCACGCTCCATGCCCATGAGTTCGTCAATCGTGTCGAGCACTGCCTCACGCTCGGCCAGACAGCAAGGCTTGTTCGGTTGGCCTTCCCGTATCTGCATCAAATCCATCAACTTCAGGTATCTGTTTTGCCATGGTGCTTCGACTTGCACGGCAACAAGGCGGGCGAAGCGTTCAAGTTCTGTTAAATACAAAATGCGACCTGTGTCGTATTCGTATGGCAACTTGGCCTCCCGCGCCAGTCGGATGATGTCTTCTCGGTTCATGTCAACCACCTCCACACCCAACCTGCCAGAACAATGATCGCCCACAAGAGGAACACACCCACTGCCCACTGGGCGCAGTAGACGAGGAAGTGTTTAATGAAGTCGGTCATGTCTGTCCTTCCACCATGCTTCAACGAAACCCCAGATGACGCCGCCGATGATGAGGCCAAGGATGGCCCAAAACAGGAACACCGGGGAAATTTCGCAGTCCCAGGTCACTTCTGCCCCCTTGCCGTGAGCATGGCGTCAGCAAGCCTATAGGCCGCTCTAGCAAACTCCATTGAGTTTCCATACACGCGGTTGTCTTGATTGGCGCAAATTCCGGCCAATGCTTGTGCTGCGAAGTAGTCGCGCAGGGTCATGCCGTCGCTGCCGTTGATTGAACGCATCAGCGGAAACGCTGCCCCGCCGTCATTGATCTCGCTCATAGCATCCCCCACACGTAGGCGATCAGCATCCCGACCGTCACGAACGGGGCGAGGAATACCAGGAACAGGAGGGTGAACAACCACACCGAGAACAACCATTCCGCTAGTTCTTCTTTCATCACAGCGCCTTTCCTTTTTGTCGGCATGGCCATGCACGTTGAAGCGCCTCGACAACCAAGAGCGCGGCGCCCTGGTGGCGAGACTGGGGGTTAATCCGCAAGTACTGCCAGACAATGTCGCGGGCCTGGCCCGTGGTCGAGCCTGTCGGGGCGCACACCAGGATGTCCTCCAGCCCGTCGGACACGCCGGCGATGTAGCCCAGGGCAAAGCCCCGGTCCGCGATCCCTTCTGAGTTAAGCCTGTTGAGCAGCTCGTTGCCGGAGAGGTACTCTGCCTGAGCCATGGAAGTAGTCACGGCAAGCGTGATGAGTAGGAGCTTTTTCATGGTCAGAGGAAGAAGATGATGCCGAGGGTCACGGCGGCAAAGAAAAAGATTCCTACGATGCCGATGGCCAGGCGGCCGAGGTCTTCCATGGGATCGTCGTCGGGGCGCAGCAGAGCGCGTTGCAGCAGTTCGCCGTCGCGGTACATGTCAGGGGGTGGGGGCTGGTAGAGCAGCCCGATCTTTACCCCGGTGCGTGTGGGGTAAGGAACATTGGACGGTACGTGTTCATTCTCGCGCATTGCATTCTCTCTTTCTGGGTTGGTGAGCTTAGAGCTCGTTGAGGACGTCGTCTTCGAGCAGCATGATAGCGCTCTCTTCCAGGGCTGGCAAGATGTTTACGTTTCTCAGTTTGCCGTTTTTGTCAGGGATTTCGAGTAGTACTTCGAGGATGTCGATCTGATCCGGGAGCA